GAAGCAAACCCCAACTTAAACTGCTTGGTTGCCAAGACAGTATAACGGTCCGTATTCACAGGAGACCACATATCAACCAAATCGTTGGCAAACCCCTTCTGGGTGTTTCCATTCTGGAAGAAATTGGTTATGGGAGCGGGAACAGCAGTGGGATCCGTCCTGTCATAAAAGATCCACATCTTCAACTGAACAGGAGCAGGAGCCGTATTGAAAATTGAATCATACGGGAGAGCGACAATCGTGCCCTTAAAGGTCAACTTCTTAGTCTTAATAACGTTTCCGACACGCTGACCTTGCCCGGTTCCCTGAGAGATCACCACGGAAGTAGGGTCAGGACCAAGCGGGAAAACGTTCTGGGAACTCCAGGGAGAAGTATCAGGAGAAACATAGAGAATCTTATCCAGGTTATACACCTGGGTTGATTTGTTCTCTACATTACGCGCAATCTCCATACGGATCATACGCTTGAGAGGGGTACGCTTCTTAGAAGCATACGACTTTCTCTTATAGGTTCTCTTGGAACCCTTGCGAGAAGATTTCTTGGAATTTTTGCGAGAATATGCCATCTTTGATTAATTATGAAAGAAGGCACAAAAATGCGCTCGCCGCGCGGCATATTATTATTATATTCAAGAAGGGTCGCTCGCCGCTAGGCACACGTGGCAGGGGGTATATTATCATAAGCTGCCAGAGCCAGCGGCGGTCGCTACGCTCCTACGCCGCAGGACTGGGTAACGGGATGGGGCCTAAAAACGGCCCCGATCCCTCTGCGAGAGATGCGCTCGCCGCGCGGCACTGGTAAACAGTTCCCATATAGCGGATCTTCAATCGACGCATAATGGGATTCAACTCCGATTCGGTGGTCCAAATCTCGTGAGGGGGGTAATTGGAAGTGATGACTACTTTCCTGGGACGGATCTTCATGGCACGACCCTTCACCTCCACCGGGAAAACGTATTTGTCTAACCAAATTTTAAACTGCCCAGGATGGTCCCGAGCAGAGAGGTCGACATCTTCAATGAGAATAACCTCCTCATGATCGTAACCGTCGAACCACTTCGCAAAGCTCAACTTGGAAAACAAACCAGGATTCTCCTCACGAGCAGTATGGGACTTGCCAGTTCCGGTAGGTCCCCATATCCACTCGTTCACCACATCACCAGAAAGATCCTCCAACTTACGTTTAGAAGCACGAATCCTATCAGCAGCATATTCAACCTGCTTAAGGTTCCGGCAAAGGATATCCGGACGAACATCCTCCAATCGGCCTTCCTGAACAGCCTTGAGAGCATCTGCCCAAGCATCTTGCTCCATCTTACCTTTATCGGTGGGATCCTTAGGAAGGACACCAACCTCTTCAAACCCACCGTCCTTGACACAGTACTTACGGTTCTGACTGGGAGTGCCTTTACAAGCCTCCCAATGAGCAGAAGAATTGATCTTCTTGCAAGACGCAAGAGTCCGAGGATTCTTGAAAGACATGTAGCCTTGCAAATGCGGAGTACCGCATTCCTTGCCAACCTCCTTGCCAATAATAATATATTTGGCATCGATAGACAACAGATGTTGATACACATCTTCAGTGTAATTATTTAATGTGAAACAATAATTTCTCGAGCGAGTCTCCATTTTTGATTAATTATGAGAAAAGCACACGACACAGCACAAAAGGTCTGGGGTAATACTGACCCAGACCTTAATAGTACGTACAAAGAATGTTCTAGAACAATGTTAACTTAAGCATCTTCGTAAACATAGTCCTGCATGTACTGCATTGCACACGCACGAGTCCCGGAGAGGAACTGACCACCGGTGGCGGCGACATACTGCACAAGGCAGAATAATCCCCGGGTGGTGGGAGTGGTGGTGTTGTCGTTAAACTTAACCGTCTTAGGATAATGTTTAGTCAAGTCGAAACTGAAATTACAGTTATACTTGAAGTCGTTGTTAGAGAAATACTGCTGGGGAGCGGTACTCCCGGATCCGGTTGCAGAAGCAAACCCCAACTTAAACTGCTTGGTTGCCAAGACAGTATAACGGTCCGTATTCACAGGAGACCACATATCAACCAAATCGTTGGCAAACCCCTTCTGGGTGTTTCCATTCTGGAAGA